TGATCTACCATAAGGTAAAAAGTTAGTATCCGTTAATAAACGGAAGTGAGCCATTTCATAATTGTCAAAATAAATTGAGTTAGCTTGTCCACCAGCATTTGGAACATTATAATAACCATAGTCCGAAGGAGATGAAATACCATCTGGATCAAAACGGAAACGTACTGAATTTGGATGGTCTTTATCATATCCATCTTGTCTTTCAATATGGAATGCGTTGTAAGGGATTACATTATACACACCAAATTTTTCAGCAATTTCTAATTTTAAAAAGAAATCACCATATTTCAACATATTACGAATCCAAGGCCATAAATTAAATTCTACGTTTAACACATCATAGAATAAATTGTATAGAATTTTTTGTACATCCTCATCCGAGCTACGAATTTGTAATACTTCACCCATGTCATTACGTAAAGTACTTTCATCAGCTAAGATATCTAAGGCAGAAGCAATGATAGCATCTGTATCCATTGAATCGTATTCGGAATAAAGTGTGGGGCGTAAAGTTTGGTAATTAAAGCTACTTTGATATCCATAAATTGAAGTATGAGAGTTGGTATAGATACGATTAAATCTATCTACTAACGCATTAGTTTCATATTCACCAGAAATTTGGATCTTATTGATATCAAATACCTTTAAAGTATTATCTCCTTCATTACGGATAATAACATCAGTTGAAAATAATCGTTGTAATCTACTAAATAGTCCTGTATTTGCCATATTCTATTTTATAAAAGCCAAGAAATATCTTCTTTGCCATTTGAGTAAGGGTTGTCAATTTGATATGGGTTATTGTTATACTTATCAGCGTAACTTGGCCCATTGGAATAACCTCCAGCATATGCAGTTTTGGAATTCCCAATCCCGTTCAACATGCTTTTAGTCATTTCCATATTACTTGTTCTTAATTTAAATGCGGTTTCGCGTAAGTAACATCCAATACAAAATGCCATTACTAAGTCATCATTGTACCCTCCTTGTGCTTCTGCTCTGCCGTTTCTCCATATAAATACTTTCATTTCCTCTAATAGGCGAATAGATCTAAAAACAACTCCTTTATCCATAACAGCTTCTTGGAATTTACCAATTGCAATTGGACGAGTTGTATTTGACATTGTAAAGCCCGGAGTCATTTTACTATGATCCATGTAAGGATCAAAGAAAGAATCTACATTATTTGCCCCACCTTTTGGTGAGTAATAGAAATTTTGATAACCTCTATCTAAAATGGTCTGTACAGTTGACCAGCCTACACTTTGATTTTCGACAGCTAGTAGAGCATTATTATATTCCGTTGCAATGCTAGCTAATAGATGTCCATAATCCTTAGTATTGATTTGTCCCTTATATTCACCTACCTGAGTGAATGTTTCAACATCAAAGATGTGAAACGCCGAATAATCCTTGCCATCGCCACGCGCTACATCAGCTACGATCAGATAACTCCTCGAATAATCCGCTGGTTCCCAAATCCATAGGTTTTGATCTACACCACGTTTTTCTAGAGGTTCTTTTACGTGAAATTGCTCGTAAAAAGAAATGTCTTCTGGTTGAAAGACTGTGTCACCAGATGTTGTAAAGTCACAGTCACATTCTTGGGCTGCCATACGAATGCCCAAATCTTTATCTTGTTGATCTCTCCAAGATTGATCTCGTTCAGGATGTACTTCCCAAGGTAATCTAATAGGCAAGAAACTATTCTCACCCATTTCAGCGGAAACCCATGTTTGATGAAACCAGTTACCTGTACCATAAGGTGTAGATAATGCAATACATCCACCACCCGTAGCTAAGGTTTGTTGAGCTGAAGCCCATATCTCACCAATATTGTGAATAAAGGCTGCCTCATCTATAATCAACAAAGAAACGGCTTCTGATCGACCTGCATCTGCTGATGCTCCAACTGCTTTAACTTGGGATCCATTTGGTAATCGGAGAGTTAATTTATTGGCTTCATCAGGTTTACTTGCAAATTTAAGCCATGAAGGTAAACTTTCGTACATAAACTTAACTTTGGTAACCATGTTTTTAGCGGTTTCCTGTTTAGTTGCAATACATAGTACGTTTTTGTCTTCATGAAATAACATTAACCAAAGTGAATAACCTGCGGATAATGTTGAGATACCTAACTGACGAGATTTAAGTACAATTGAATATGGATTCTCTTGGAATAGAGTAAGTACTTTTTCTTGAAATGGGTATAAGTTAAACTGAATACGTCCGCGTTTTGGATGTTGGATGTAGCAGTATTTTTTCATAAAGTAAGCCGGTGATTGGGCACACTTTATATACTCCTCGCGGACAACTTGTTTAATGCTTTTTTCTTCCATTATTTAACTGCCACCAATGTAAGAATAATAAGTACGGAAGACACGAATCCTCCGCCTAACCATTTAATTCCTCTTTTAAGGTTAGTATTTTTACGGGTAAGGTCAGTTACGTCTTTTTCAAGACCTTTGATTACTTCATCTTGTACAGCCATAGCTTTTTCATATGTAGCTGTTTGCTCAAGATAATTTTTTTCTTTGGAAATGTAAATATTGATTGTGCTATCTTTGGCGTCAATTTTTTCATTTAACTGCCATACCATTTTGTTTACAACTTTTAACTCAGCAATAGCCGAATCACCTCGTGTAAGGTCGATTGCAATTGCTCGTGCTTTATCGTGTGAAAAACAAATTTTATCTGTAACGGTCTGAGAAAAACTGATCGAGCTCAGTATTAGAAGCACTAGTAAGATCTTTAATTTTGTTGCCATAATAGGTGCGTGTTGTTTGTAGCTCTTTTTCTGTATGTTTAATTTCTATATTCAATGAATCAACAATGTGATTTTGTTGATCTAATTGTTTATTTAATGCTTGTTGGCCAAACTTTAACAATTCAATACGGTTTTTTAAACGTTCAATTTCTTGTTTTTGTTTGTCGTATTTGTTTGTTTGTGGAGGTGTTGGTTTACATTTAACTAAAAATACGAGTAACAATAAAAGTATCCCACCTATGATAAGATGGGATAACTTTAGTTGAAATGTTTTATTTAGTATCATGCTTCTACTTCTCGACCAGCAGCACGTTTCAAATCATCCATCATTGTTTTAGGGAATTTGAATTTGTCTTTTGCTAGTTTTAAAATACCTTCAATCTTAGCTTTATCGTCTTTGTTTTTCTTAACGGAAGATAAAAATTGATTGAATTTTACTTTCTTTTCTTCAGGTGTATTACCTAATTCTTTAGCTGTTTCATCACCGCTGATTGCTTTTGTTGCTGCTGCTACTTCATCATCTTCTTCAGAATAAGATACATTATCAAATCCATCATCTCCAGCTGTACGAGTAGCTACTTTTGCTTTGGTTGATTTTTCAGCTTTTGCTTTAGGTGCTTTTTCTGCTTTAGGTTTATCTTCAGATGCTTTTCTACCACGTTGTCCAGGTTCTTTTAAACCTAATGCTTTTAAAATTGCATTATTGGTTTGGTTTGCTTGAAGTGCATTACCTGAATCATCGAATTCTGTTTGTTTTTCTAGGGCTTTTTTAACACGTGGATCTTGGTTTTTACCAACTACTTTAGAGCGGATAGCTTTAAGTACTTCTTTTGCTTTATCAGCATCTTTTTTAAGATCATCACGACTAAGACCCATATCTTTAAGAATCTCATCTGTGATATCTTTTGTAGCATCTTCTAAGGTTTGATCCATACCGTATTTATCTGCTACTTGCTTATCGAATCGACCACCAAAATCAGGAATTTCGTTTAGATCATCTTCTTTAATGTTTTGACCCGCAGTAGTTTCAATATTTGTAATATTACTATCTGCTTTTAGATTAGTTACAGCTTTTTTCTCATCTGGGGTGTTAAAAGGCATAGTAGTAGTTTCGCCTTTCTTATTAGTAACGAGTACATTCAATGCCTCACTAATTTCTTCACGTATGATTTCGAGTAAACGGGATTTTTTCATTGTCTAATTTTATTTATAAATATTAGAGTCCTATTACTCTTTTAAGTTTCTCGATTCTTTCCTCGGTAGTACCTGATAATCTAGCAAAATGAGGAATTTTAGTTTTATATTTTTCGATAAGCTTACAAATCTCTTTATCGATTTCTTTACGATATTCCATATCTGTTGTACGAACACCATTGTCTTCCAATTCAACACCCTCAGGTGAAACATAGAAAATATAATCATATTCGCGCAATAAATGCGAAGCAGCCTCGTTTATTGTATCGGCTATAAAATATGGGATTGAAACAGCTGAACGTGTAAATGCCATTACATCAATTACTGTACGATCTGTAATTACATTTTCTAAATATAATTCACTTGAACGTTCAGCAAAAAATACAAATTGACCTTTTAACGTTGAATCAGTATTCAATGGAATACCTAAATCACGTAGATATTTTGAACGCTCAGTTCGAAATTCATAATCAGCAAATTCAGGTAATTCTTTTAATGCATTAACTAGTGTTGTTTTACCAACTGAAATTGTACCACAAAAACCTATTCTCATAACTTTATTTTAAAAAACTTTCTACTACATAAATTGCTTGTGCTCCTGATACTGTAATTCCACGTGCACTTAAAGCATCACCTACGAAATGTACGTTAGGATAATCGACTAAACTAAGATCTTCATAGTTTACTTTTACCTCAGGTGACAGATATTTTACCTCAGGAATATACATTCCCCAATCGTCTTGTAATGTTGGAAATACTTTTTTCATATCCATGATAAAATCCATAACATACTTGAAGTAACCTTCCATAGCAGGTTCAACAACATGAGTTAAAGTATCTAAACTGATTTGAGTTGCTGTTACACCATTTCCTTCAGATGTGATTGATGGTTGACGAGATGGACTATAATATAAACCAGTACCGTTTGCTTGTACTTTGTTTACTACATCACGTGACCATTTGAATGGATCTTCAATACCATTAATTTCCATCAAGATACCAAAGTTAGTCATATTGTTTCTATATGCTTCGTCTTTCTTAGCATGTCCATTATATGAATGATCACCGTAAGTTTCCTCTACAGCAACATAAGCAGCATTATTATTTGTACAGAATGAACGTAATGAAACTCCTTCATTATCAAATTTTCTATATAACTTAAAGTCATATGAAATGTCAATTAGTTTTTGGAAGTGTTTTTGTGGTGCTTCAAATCGAACACCAATTTGTACTGATTTAGGTTCATCTGGTAATTCATATTTGTTTGCTAATTCTTGAGCAAAATCAATGCCTGATTTACCTACTGCAAAAATAAGTTCATCATATTTGTCTCCAAATTCACCACATATAATCATTTGATTATCAAAATCAATACTAGTTACTTTAGTTTCCCATACAAATTCTACACCTTTAGACACTAAATAATCATACCAATTTTTAGCAATTTCAGATAGATAATCTGTACCTACGTGCCATACTGGGAATAAGCGTAAACCGAAATATGGTTTAATGAATTCAGGTTCTGCTTCAGGGTTTGAACATTGTACTTCTTCAGGTTTAGGGTGGAAACGTTTGAAATTGGTAATAACTTGATCCATCAATTCCATTGCTTTTTCCTCACCACAATATTTAGATAATTGTCCTCCAATTGCTGTATGATAAGTCAATTTACCATCAGACCAACCTCCAGCACCAAGGAAACCTGTCATTACTTCTTCAGGTTTACGTTGGTATGGATCTTTACCCATATCAATTACAGTGATAAGTTCTCCAGGATATCCATTATCCACTAATTTTGTTGCAGCATTAACACCAGCAACACCAGCTCCTACTATTACAATTTTTTTATCCATATTCTATTTTATATTTTAAAGATACAAAAAAAAGTGACCTAATCCAAAGATTAGGCCACAGCTCTATTAATTTTTTTAAGTCGACAGGCTATGAATCTGTCTATATGTTATGCTATTTTCTCAACGTTCATTACTCGATCTCCACGTCCAAAAAGGTTGTTATCGATCAATGATTTCCAAAACCATAATGAATTTGTTCCTGAATTAATGGCATCGTCTATATCATTTTGTGAAACGTTTATTACATCTAGATCAGCTCCTGATCCATTATCAACAGTATATTCGATTTTATATTTTCCAGGTTCAGTAGGTACTTGATCTTTGGTCATTCCTTCACTCAAAGCACGTTTAAGTTCCTCTTTTACCAACTGTTTTAAATTATCTAATTTCATGATTTATGTATCTTTAATTTTAAAGTACCATTTCCTTTAATGACTCTATGCCATTCGTGTCTTGGTATAAATATACGTTCTTTTAGTGAGGTAGGCAACTGATTGTCTAACTGGAGTTGCCAGTCTGTGTCTTCTAAGATTTCAACTGTTCTAGCTTCATCATCACGGTGCCACATAAGTTCAATTGGGTCTATATTTTCGTTGAATTCACGAATAATATATTTGTCTGTAACTTCTATGTCAGTGTATGGTTTCATTGTTCTTTTGGTAAAAACCAATTTGAACACCATTTTGAAGGATCTTTAATTTGATTTCCTTCTTCATCGATTAATTCATTGGTTTTCATATAATGTTTGTAATATGTGTTTGAACACATATGTTTTTCATCTTCTACATAGTAGAATTTACAAACATGACATCCAAACCCCACAGGTGAGTACATGTAAGGTGGAGATTCGGGTGATTCCTGTTGTTTTAATAATTCAATTAAACTAATCATTTTGTTTTTCCCCATTTTTTACCTTTACCAGGTGTTTTACATTGTGCTGGTGTTGGGCGACATGAAGGGTATTTGGCACGTTTTTCGCCTTCTTTTCTACCACATGCTTTATAACCTCCGTCTCCATCAGGAGCATTGCAATCTACCCATCCACCTTCTTTTCCTTTAGGTCCTTTACGTTTGAACCAAGTGCGGAGTGTTTCTTTTGCTTTTTCTCGAATTACTTCTTCTTTAATGCCTTTCCAAATGCTTCCTTTACGGCATCTAACTACAGCACCGGATTTATAAGCCGATGGCTTATCAAATTTGCGGTCTGCAATACGTAAACATCTGTCACGTTTTGCTTTTTCTTCGGCAAGAACCTCATTAATAAGTTTCTGTAGCCTATCCATCACCAGAATCCTGAAAAGGATGATTTTAATCCTAGTAATTTAGCATATCTTGGTAAGCGACAGCTCCAGTAAGATGCTTTTGTTCTATCTTTCTTGTTGGCACAGTCATGACGTTTTGCAAATGCTTGACGTGCTTTTGGATTACTTATTTTAGCTGATAGGCCTGATGTGTCTCCAAAAGATACTTTTTTAACTTTACCTTTATCTCTTACGTAAACGTAGAATTTTTTAGATCCACCACGTTTTGGTTTTCCAATTGGTGGGGTTTTCTTTTTATCAGCTTCGTTTAAATATTGAGATGAGTTTTCAATATGTAGTTCATTTGAAATATCTCCTAAACTATCGATATATTTGATTTTAACTGTATAAACTAAATCATCACTAGCATAATCTGCTTTGTTTATATCGAAAATTTCACCTTCTGTTCCGTAAGGAAATTCAAAATTAGGGAAAGCACTAGGATTAATTTCAATTGTATCTCCTATTTCAAAAGTTTCTTCTGTTTCTTCCTCCAACATAGGTAAGTCTAAAGGTACTTTAACACCTTCATACATTCCATAGTTACCTAAGTCAGTTTCCTCTAAAATTTCTTTATCATCATCGTTTACATGAATAATTTCACGTAAATATAGTGAACGAGCTTCTGCCCATAAATTAAGGAACGATTGCGAACCATATCGGAACGTGTTTTCTGTAAGTGGGAGTTGATTTACAACGTGGTAACGCAGATTTTCCGATAATATTTCCTTAGGTGCTACACTTTCGTTTAATAAAACACCAGCATTACCTACGTTTTCACAAGTATTACAACCACAGTTACATTTTTCTTCTGTAACGTGGTGATATACTTCTTTGATCAGATTTCTTAGACGTGTCTTGTTCATGCCTATAAATATTAATTGAAAGAATCGTACTTTAATCTTACAACATTACCTTTCAAATCATCACTATCTTTTCTAAATAATGATTTTTTTGTTTGAAGCAATGCTCTTAAACCTCTTGTTTTTCTTCTACTTTTATCATGTCGGATATTAAGAATAGGTTGAGCATTGTCTGCAATAACATCATCCATAGTAACATAAAGTTTACTACATGTTATAGTTAATGTATCTCCTTCTACTTTAAAATCACCTGGTCTCCAACTGCGAATAGCAACTGGGACATTATCGTTTCCAAAGATTACTTGTTGTACATCTTGTTCAGGAAGATCATCTACAATAACTCCAGAGATAGGTTTATCTTCTTTTTTATTGTACATCTTAATAATGACTTTATCTTCATTTCCTCTAGCATCAACATAAGGAACATAAGATACTTGATCTCCTAATTTACCAGTAGTAATAGCATCTGCTAGATTTGCTACTTCATTTTTAAATCGTACGTCAGCAGATTCCCAATATATAGCATTATCTTTTTTCAAAGACAAACCTCCTATTTTTTTCTCACCATCATAAAAATCAACATCTGATTTTGAATAGTCTGAGGTTTCTAGGCCAGTACCTACTGCTTTTGAAATGTTTGGATATCTAACCGATTTTTTTCCATCAGTTATTACAACATTTTTAGGACCACCTTCTAAAGCAGCATTAACGTTATTAATGAATATATCTTCATTATCTAAACCTGCGGATCCTGTTCCTTGTTTTTCACTTGGTTTAACACCAAACTTAACATCACCATAATAAAATTGTCCTATGGAAGAAAAACTTGATGGAGTTGGATCATATTTAATATCTACACCTGTTTTAGGTTTAATAGCCTCAATTTTATCAACATATGATAAACGTTCAGAACCAGGAACTAAAACGTAAAAATTATATCCCGAAATTTTAAAATCTTTATCTTCAAGACCTAATTCGCTTTTAAGGATATTCATAATTTCTTCAGCATCTTGACGTTTGTCTTCGTCTAAAAGGTGAAATTCACCTTCAACGATTTTACTAACCATTTCGCTAAGAAGATTGATATCCTGCTCATTTTTCATGTCAGGATATCCTTTTGGAAATTTGTAAGATACGCTACGTATAAATTGTTCTAAAACGTCCATTATGCTTCAGGTGTTTCTTCTGGTGTTTCTGCTGGTGGGGTTTCTGCTGGAGTTTCAGCTCCTGGGAGTTCTGCTCCTAGGTCAGCTGCACCACCTTCAGCTGCTCCTTCTTCAGCTTTAGCTCCATAGCGTAAAATATTTGCTATAGACATAGCTGCTCTTTCTTCTTCTGGTAAGTTGAGTAGGTAATATTTTTTACCTTCAACTTGTGCAATCCAACTACGTTTACCATAGATCAAATAAAACATTTGACCGTTTTGTAAATTAATACGGAATGTAGAAGGACGTGGGGCAACCCAATCAATTGATGCTACAAAGCTATCATATTCTGGGGTTAATAAGTCAACGATAACTGCTTTTAGCTCTGGGAATTTAGTCAATTCATCGTATTGAACTGCCTCTTCAGGTGTTACTGTTATGTTTGAGTATACCTGCTTAGATAAAGCCTTGAGTCTATTTACAAGTTCTTCGCGTGTCATTATTTTTTAGATTTTTCTAATTCTGCTCTTTGCTTAATTAATTTTTGCATTTCTGCATCTCCGGCATTTTTTCCTTTTGATTTCAAATCTGCAATTTGTTTTTCAATTTTAGCGTATTCGCCTTTAGATTCTTGTAGTTTAGCTAAAATAGCTTCTTTAATTTTATCTTTGGCAGATAAATAGGCAGCTACTGCCATTTTACCTTTTTTCTTTTTTGACTTACCTTTAAATTGTGGTGCATCAGATTTTCTAAAATCATCAACATATGCACCAGCACCCATAGAAGGTTTTAATTTTTCATCAATAGCTCCTTCTTCAGAAGCTACGCCGACCATAGCATCAATCTTTGGTTCTTCTAATTCAAACTCAAGATAATGTTTTGCAGAAGAGATCATGTTTTTTGCAGTGGTAATTTTTGATTGCCACCAACCTGGGAAGTCTACTTCTTGAGGGCCTTCAAATTGATCAACCATTTTATACAATTCCATAGCGTATTTGCCTATTTGGGCAAGTTCTGCTTTAATCATATGTGGTTCATCATCTGTATGACCTAGATCAAGGTCTTCGTCTAATTCAACTCCTCTTGCTTTAAGGATATCTGCTTTAGTTACTTTACCGTCTCCTGTCAAATCAGGAAATGATTTTTTCTTTTCAGTTAAAGCGTCAATAACCATTTCTCTTAATCTAGAATTTTCCATCGTTTCTTCTGGTTGTGGTTCTTCAATGTTGTTGGCTGCTTGTTTTTTTACTTGATTAACAGCAGTACCATAAGCTACATTTTCGGCATTTTTACCATGAGTTCTAACTAATCTATCTCTACGTTTTGGATCGTTTACGATTGCCAAAAAGTTGTCATAGATTTTTTTAGATTCCTCTGGTGAAAATGCCTCATGTAGTCTCATTCTTAAGCTTTGTCTTCTGCAGTTGATACTTTCTTAAATTCAGCTGCAAGTTTTTTAATGCTATTAGCTGCACTACGTGCACGTCCACGAGCTGCTTTTGATGTTTTAGCATGCTCAGCTTCCATAATAGCAACTTGTTCTTTAATTGCGTCTAAAAGTTCAGTTGTGTTCATAAATTTTATTATTTATAGATTATTAAAATTAGCCTTCGCCACCCCCAATATATTCGCTAACGAAAAATTTAAGTGTGTTTCCGACTTGTGTTTCAAGTTTTTCATTGCCCATTCCTTTAGCAATTTTAAATGCTGACATTAAGTGATCCATTAGTTCACCTTCTGTACCTTCCATATCAGCAGAGATGTCTTCTAAGCCACCGGCTACATCTACAGGTGCTTCTTCAGCAGGTACTTCTTCAGCAGCAATATCTTCAGTATCAGTTACTTCAACGTCTTCTACTTCTTCATCTTTTTTCTTTGCTTCTTCAAAGCTACCAAATCCACCATCTAAAAGTGCTTCATCTTCTTCAGCTTTTTCTTCTGGTGTTTTATCACCTTCGTAAACTGGGTCATAAAGATTTGCTACTTCAGCATCATCTTTACCTGGGTCATCGATATCAAGTTCTAGTTCAGCAACAATCATTTCTTTGATTTTTGCTTTCATTTCTTCACGTTTGCCAGCTTTTTTTCCTTTTTCGTATTCGTATTTGTCTACGTCAGCTCGTTCTTCACGAGATTCTTCTTCATTTAAAGATTTAATTGCTGGGTTTAGATTCTCAAGGGCTTTACTTTCCTTTAAGAATTTTTTTAAGTCAAAATTATCCATTATTTTTTCTTATTATTTGTGTATAAATATTCGGAGAGGAGTGTTCCTATAACTCCTGTTTTCTGTCTAATGAAAGACCATTCATCTCTTATTAGGTGATGTGGTTCTTTAAACGATATACCTAATACACCAATTAAATGATCATCTAAACTATATAAACCAAGCATACAAATAGACTTAGTACCAAACTGGAGGGTTAAATGTTCTAAACCGTAAGTATCATCTGCTGTAGATACATCATCAAGAGCCAATTCTGTATCCTTGTATATTTTAGCTAGTACTCTAGGGAATAAAGATACAGGAATATTTTGGAATGTATGTTGAATATTTGGAATATTTGGGGATGTTTTTTCATGAAAAAAAGAAAATTTTTGAATTGATTTTCCTGTAGGGTAGAAATGTCCGCCGTTGTGGAATTGGGCTAACCAAATACGATCACAATTAAGTTCTTCCATAATTGCATCTAATTGATCTTCTATTAAATTAGAAGTTTCAAGCGCCTCACGTACAGGAGTTTTATCATCCTTTTTCTCTAATTTGAGTTTAACCCATGTTACTACAATAGGTCCAATCACTGCAGTAATCAGTGCTACAATTATAGTTGTAAACATTGTAAAAGCTTCCATTATTTTTTAAGTGAATTTAAGTATTTGACTACATCATCTAAAGACTGTTGAGCACGATCTTTATCTATTCCACCAACCCATTTTTGTACTTCACCATTTTCAGAAACGAAACCATTTGCAGTGTCTGAAAGAATATTTTCAAACCAATTTTTATATTCTTGTATTTGTTGGTCAATTTCAGCATTAAACGTTTGATTAGTATATTCTTCCCAAGTACCAGCAATTTTCATCTGTGTTTCTGTTTTGGTACGGCAATCTAAACATTCGTTATATGCTTTAAAATAAAATGAATCTAACTGTTTATCCATTACTTGCTTGCATTTTGGACAAAATAACGGAACAGCTATTTTTTTAATTTTATCTAGTTTGGTAACGTTTTCTTTGATACCATCTCGGATAGTCCAAGTTTTACCTTTTTCTTCCCAAACATCACCTTCTTTATGGTCTACTCTTGTTTCACCACCATAACCAATACCCATTGTAGTACGATCACCCGATTTACCCTTCACAAGGTTACGTAAACGTTCTACATCACGTTTGTTAAATTCTTTTTTTAAAACCGAATCTGCCATTATATGCCTAAATCTTTTAATTGTTTAATTGTATTAGCTGCTGAGGTATGGTGGATACCAATACCACCTTTAGCATTCCATGCTGCAATAGTATCTTCTCTATCGTCTATCAATATGCGATTTTTACCTGAAAATTCTGGTTTTAAAGCTGCTTTTCTAAAATATACATTTTTTGCTTCAGGTAGTTCTTTTTCTACCCATTCACGTTTTGCAATTTTAGAGCCTGGGTCAAGTGAAGGGGCTGTTAAAACATATGGGGTATATCCTTTGATATGGTTCCAAAGTGTTTTTCCATCAGGCATCCAAGGTAAATTTACCCAGTAGTCGTATTCTTCTAAACCTTTTTCCTCTAGGCTTTTATCTAATAGTCTCCAAAAATCGTTTTTGTCTTGAACGTCTTTATGGTTTGTACTTTTACCAGTTAGTTCTTGATATCCTTTGTCAAAGTCAACTAATACACCATCCATATCACAAAAAATGAGATACTTTGGTTTAATTGCTTCGTATAAATCTAATAAATTTGGCATTGTTTAAAGTTAGAATTTTGGCAAATTTAAGGCAGGTAATCTGCTTCTCCAAAGATCTAGTATTTCTTCTTTTTGTTCAGGAGTAATATTTTGAGCATCTAAATACGTGTTGATAACATCTCCAAATGGACGTTTTTCTTTTTTAGCGCGTAAATACATTCCTTGTAGGTTTGCATCTATTTCTTTTTCTAGCTTAAAGTAATCTGCTCTTGGTAGCATTTCCATGTCTATCATTTGACGGATAAACATATCATCTTCCATTGTTTTTGCTGGATTTGAAGTAAATCCTTCACCATGGGTTAAATGCTCAATTTCGTGGCGAATTACGTCTTTCAAATTCATTGAAATTTCCTCCCAAAATTCAGGAAGTTTTTCAGGGTCAATTTCAAAACGTACTTGAATGTAATCTTCAGTATCGTCTGCACCACCATCTACATTAAGCATACCCGTTCCTGGGGTAACTGAAATGTTAGCATCTATTGAAATTTCTTCATCTTCAAATTCAAATGAATCTTCAAATCGAGATGCTAAGGCACCATTGTTGATATCTTCTCTCCATTGGTTAAAGATTTTAGAAGAAATAACATTAGTAATTTTATCGTAACGACCTTCTTTTAACACACCTTCAGTTAATGTATCTGTCCAATTACGGAAAGTCATATTACCTTTTTCATATGCTTCTCTTTCGATTTCAGGCAAATCACCTTCTTCGTTTGTATTTTGAGTAGTGATATTTTGTAAACGACCATCACAATTTTGCATATGATGAATCATCTCATGCGCATATGAACGCATAACATCTTTTGGATGACGCCCGTATGTGTAAAGTACAATTACTTTTTCTGTCGGGCTATAATATGCTGTTTTACCAAAGAAATTTTTAGCGTTTTCAGCATCATCGTCTACAAATTTTACTTTAGGTAAAGGACGAATATTCATACCTTTATCTAACATATATTCTGTAAGTGATTTAATCATTGAAGGATAGCTGAATTCACTTGGTTCAGCATACATCTCATCAATTGGTGTTTTTTGTAGGATAGACCAAACTTTTTCTTTTTCCTCGTCTGTAAGTTCAGTTGGAAGGTATTTTTGAAATCTTTCTTTTTCTCCACCGATTAAAGCAGCACGTGTGTTTGTACCACTAATACGATCTTCACCTTGTTCTGAACTGATTACGAGGGGTTTGAAATTATCGTATTTACCCTCTAAGCTCTTAAAGCGATTCAAATCACCTAAATCCATTTCACCACGAATACCTACTACAGGGTAGTACATGTTTTGTGGATTATTTTTGATTAATGATCCAACATCTGCTACAGGAGAACTACTGTCTGAAATTTGAATTTCAACGTTAGCAGGGAGATATTTTTTGTATAGATTCCAAATTTCTAAGCTTTCCTCTTTAGAAACACCATCTCGATTTTTATGCCCAATCAAGACAATTATTTTATCTATATTTGAGTTTTTTGCTACTTCATCAACCAAGGAAAAATGACCTACTGTAGGTGGTTTAAAACCACCAGGTACTAGAGCAATGTTTTGTCCTTCTTGCTCTAAAATAGGTTGTATGAGTGATTTAACGAACGAATTCATTTACTTTACTTTTTGCTGTCTCCATTGAATCAAATTCAGGTTCTTTTTGGAGTAGAGATTGTATTTGTTGATTAACGGCTTCTTTTTCTGCCTTTGACTTTGCTAGTTCCTCCGGTGATTTTTCTTTACCTTTTGGCATAGGAAATAATTTTTTAATTTCCTCTGAATCAAATGTTTTATTAGCATCTGAAGGGTCATTGTTAATAACAACTATATTATTTCCAAATAATTGTTTATATGGTTCAATATTGTTAACTACACTAGCCCAGCTTTTCAATACTGCACTTGTAGGTAAGCTTCTACCACGTTCAGCGTTACGAACCAACGAAGTCATCGGTGAAACATAAATGAGAACCATAAAAACATCGTATCCCATGTTTTCTAGTTCCTCTTTTTTCTTCGCGATAACTTTATATGAAGCACCTGTCCCATCTATTACAATATTGTTTAGGTTGGTTGTAGCTAGTAACTCCTTTTCTTTAGTTGTTGCTCTAGCTTTACCCATCATTTTAGCTGCAACAGAAAGTTCTTCAGGGGACATTGAAGCAAAATCAGATTTGCCTAATTCTTTTTGTAAAAGCGCTTCAAAATCATCATCTACATTTATTGTAGTAAAATCTTTAAGGCCAAGCTGGTTAAGGGTGTATGATTTTCCTGCGCCTGCAGGGCCTGCCATCAAAATAGCTTTAGGTTGGGATTGAACCTCCTTCAATAATTGAACCAGACTTATCATACTTATACGTATTACAATTCTCGTTTAGCTGTCGTTCTAAATTCAGTAAATACTGGGGAATGTGTTGGGTTTTCTAGATCAAATAGGCGCTTTACTGTTTTGAAGATATCAATGTTTTCCTCAAATGTGCGAGTTGATTCAACTACTTCCCATCCTTTACCTTGCATTTTATCTTTTTTAGAACCACGTTTGGATGATTTTAACCATAAAATACCGTAACGATCTATTTTCTTTCCAAAACATTCTTCATAGCATTGACCATAAACTGCTGTTTGTAGTTCATACACTGTTTGAATTTGATTAGATGTTTTTAAATCCAATAACCATAGCTCACCATTGATCTCAACAATCAAGTCACAAGTACCTGCTATTTTAAGTTCATCTGAGAATAAATGGACTTCTGTTTCAATAAGGGTAGGTTTATGGGTTTCCCAAAATTCAACAAAACGTAAAAACATTTGCCAAACATCAGGATTGTATTGAGGACGACCACGTTCGTCTAGAAAATTCAATTCAGCTCCATTTAAATATTCTTCAGCAAGTTCATGTACTTGAGTACCTTCTTCAGCTGCTTTTTTAACAATATAGTCAGCAGAGAAACCTACTTGCTTTAGCCAGTTTTCAAAAAACTTACCTTTTGGATAGTATCCCAAAACATATGTTACTGAGGGATAATATTTTCCATTACGACGATAGTAACGGGAATCAGGTAAAGTGATTTGAGTTGCGTCTTCTGAGATTTCTAAAATGCGATTATAGGACTGTTTAATGTTCCTTTTTTTCATATAATTGATAATTTTTTCTCCATTAACTTATATTGTGTTAAAGGAGAAACGGTTTGTACTAATTTGGTAAATTCTTCAAATCCCATTTCACTAGGATCTTTTCCTTTAAGTTCTACCAAATACACTTCTTTACCAATGTCCAAAAGCTGTTCACAAAAACCAAGGGCTTTTGAAATAGCATCGTTGTCTAATGCAATATATATTTTTTGTACTTTGGATTCTACCAACTTTTTCATTAAAGATGGTTGGATATTTTTACCTAAAAGTGGAATTACGTTGCGTTTGATTGCCATAGCATCAAATGGTCCTTCACATATAATAATAGGCAAATCCCAGTTAATAAACAATTCAAACGGTATAATATCGCGAGACGTTTCAGGGTTGCGGTATTTGGTGAATGGATTTTTCTCGAATGATCTCGCGGTGAAATAATTTAATTTACCGGTGTTATCATACGAGGGTATAACAATCATATTAGCAAATTGTCCTGAATCGCAATAGCCAATATTATATTTTAAAATGTCTTGTTTGGTGGTGTTTCTCTTTTTAAGATAAGCTAGAGCATGTTTTGCTATAATATCTTTGTTGTTGAGAAATGTTTTGAATTCCTTTGGTAACTCAAGTAGAGCATGTTTTACTTCTCCTATATCTTCAGTAGAGACATTTTTAACTAGTTTACCTAGTTCTTGAAAGTAAGAGGCATCAACTTGGATTTGTTTAAATAGACTTTTAATAGTTTTACCTTTCTTACCACAAGCCCAACAAGCCCATTGATTTATTCCTTCTTTGTTTTCGGTAAAATTAACTTCGAGTTTTGGTTTGTGATGATGGCAAAATGGACAAGTGTATGCTTGATTTCCTCTAGCAGTACGTTTACCAGTACCTAAAGTACGGTTGACCAAATTAACTAATAACTCATTTACCATATTTTAAAGATATGATATCTTTTTTAGATATCAAAATCTCTTCGGAAAAACTTGCCTAAAATGTTGTCGTTGAAATATAGATCAGGTTCCTCTAACACTCTATAAACAAACAAAGTTTGTGTCTCATAGTACGTTAAGAGTTTTTTGGTAGGACACATGATTAAGATTTCGCGTTTGAAATTTTCTAATGGTTCCGTTTTTTTAAGTTCAAGCAATGTTTTATTTGAACCCCAATATTTTTTCCAATCTGATTCAGTAATTACCATTTTATAGGAAGCTCTACGGCCAGCTACACCCTCATACATTGCAAGTTCTTTTTTGGTTAACTTTACTTTTTTGTTATGGTAAAGTACTTTTTTACCGATATAGGCTTTGCCTGAAGGTATATGGGTTATCTTATAGATGAATCCAAAAGTGTCATTTGGAAATTGAGAAAATTCCCCAATTTCTTCTTTTTTATATGTCCAATTCATGATTTAGAGATCTAGGTTTACTAATATAGAAGTATCAGTAACAGCAGATGTAGGGAGAGGTTGAGCTAATTTAGCTACAGCTAGTAAATTATAAGCATTATCGTATAATCCTACTGTAGTAACGTAGGGTGAAAAATAAGAACCTGTTGCAAAGTTATATAAAACTCCACTGTTTGAACTTCCTGAGATTAAAGTTGGGTTTTGAGAGAAATTAAATTCATTCTCTCGCATAGTACATTTATATTGTGTTTCGTAAATTGTAAGTGAAGATGAAAATGAACATGTTACATTAGAAGATGTAACAAAGTTAATTATAGTTGAATCAACACCTTTTGTTAAGGATGCAATTCCATGTTCATAGAATATATTTCCTATATCTATTGGTTGTGGTAATAAAGATGAAGTAGCATTAAGTTGAAAAGCAAATGCTAGACCACTTGTATTACTACAAACATAATAAAAATA